TTCCTTAATAAAAATGCTTAGTGCAAAAAAAAGCCACCCTTTCGAGTGGCTTGCGCTGATGTCCCCACCAGCATACTAAAAGGGATACTACACCCTTGAAGATTAAATATTACTTGGAGTTGTTTGTATTGTCAATCTTGCAGTAACCCTGCTTGCAATAAATAACCTCTAATTGCGATGTCTGTTGCCTTTGCAGCTTTAGGCCTTGATTGAAGCAAGCTGCGCATCAACTTCGGATTAACTGCTGCTTCAGTTAATACACCTTGCAGTTTTAATGCAGGTACTTCCGTCATCACTTTTTTACCTAATTTAGCACCAAGAGCAGACATGATTAGTGGGCTACTTTTTGCTAATGCCATCATACTTCCAAGTGCAGATCCACCTGCCCTTGCAAGCACATCTAACACGCCATCACCCATAGTAACGAGTTTTTTCATTTTTGTTGGATCATTAACTGCGTCCTCAAAGAGTTTAGCTTTTTGACTAATGGTTGTAAGGCTTGCAGATTGCTCTGGTGTGATAAGTCCTGAGTCAAGTAAGTTTTGTTTTACAGTCTTTCTTCCTGCCTTTGCGTTTAATATCTCATCAAGATTATTACCACTAATCAAGCCTTCTAGTTCACCAGATTTTACTTTTGCTCGATCAAAAAGTTCGTCAAATACTGCGTGCCTCAAACCTTCAAGTGCCTCTGGACTGTTTGTTCTCTTAACTGTTCTTGCTAAATCCTTAAACGCTTGTGTCTGAAAGTCTGAATCAAACTTTTGTTTTATTATGCCTGATAAATCATCTGATCCCCCGGCAAGTTGAGCAGCTAAACTTTTCTTCTTTTCAATTAATTTAGATAATCCATCAGATGCAGTTTTCTTTAAAGTTTCTGCAAGTTTAACTTGTTGTTCTACATCTCCAATATCATCAAGCATTCCAATTTCCTTCAAAGTAAGCTCATTTTTTTGTATAAAATCCGAAAGGCTTTTTGCTTTTACTTGTTTAGTAGACGTATCAACTATACTTGCAGCAGCAGACTCCATGAAGTCTTTCTGCATCTTATTTAAAGTTTCTGTTGCCTGTGGTGCTTCCATTGTATCCACTGTGCGTTGTGTGGCTTTCTTGAGTGCCTGGAAGTTAACTGCTCTTGCTGCATCTGAACCTCCTTTTGCTCTTTCCAAAAATAATGTAGGATCAAGGTCTTGTAATTTATTAATTAGCTTTGTATTAAATTTCTCATTTAAAGACCTTGAGAATGCACGTGCTTCAGTTGCAGTCACATCAGTAACCTTTTCTAAATCTTGCAAAAGAGAGTTTGCAATGTCCTTCATTGGCTTTGCTTTATCAAACTCCTTTTGTGCAGTTAAACTTCTTTGTCTATCAAGTATTCTACTCCTAACATTAAAAAGTTCTTTTGCAGAAATTGGTTCTGGTTGCATTTCTACTCGCTTTATAAATGCGTTTACCTCTTTTGGAAAAAGCGTTTCTCTAAATTCAGCAGGTACATCGTCTCTAAGTTGATTAAATTTTTTAACTACATCTAAATTAGATGTTGGTATTGTTACTGACTTATCAACTTGTGACCATAATTGCTTTTCAGTTTTGCGAGCAAGTGTAAGTTCATTATCGATGATTTTACGTGCCTCTGCACTTGCGTTAGCTCCATCCTCTGCATTTTTGCTTAATACACGATTTACTGCATCTCCTGCTTTTCCTTCTGCAATCTCCACTCTCTTTGCAAGATTCTTTTCAAAAAAGTCTATACGTTTTTGTTGTGCTTCTTTTACAACTAATGGATTACCAGACCCTTTTAGTTTGTTTATCTTTTTATTAAAGTTAGCTACTGTATTTTTGTTCTGCGTCTCAAGTGCTTGTTTGGCTAAATCATCCGCAGATGCCATCAAGGTGTTTTCTATTTTTGTAAATGCTTCTCGTGCCATTGGGTCTTGTACAACTTGAGCAACAGTCATTCCTGAGTCTTCTGCTTGTTTTAATTCATCTGCAAGACCCGTGAGTCTGCGTTCGTCAAGTTCTGGATCTGTCTTTGTTAAGAACCCACTTTCTTGTAGTGCTTCTTCAACTCTTTGTCTAGCTGCTGTTTCTCTCCCAGATGGTGTAAGGTTTTCCGCAAGTTTTCTAGTTTGCCTTACACCTGCTTGCATTAATGGTGCAGGCCCAGCTACTCCACCTATTAACTCGGAGGCCATACCTAAATATTCATTACCTGGATCAATAGCTTCTGCACCTGCTCTAAAAGTACCTGCACCTAATGCAGATGTGCCTTCAATTGCTGCCATCTTTCCTGGTGAACTTGCAGTTGATTTTACAACATTGCTTGCCAAATCACGAATTGCAGAACCACTTGGCACTGTTTGCATCGCAGCTTGTGCAGGTTTTACTCTACTTGCTGCACCAAAAACAGGTGCTGCCATTCCTGTTGCTTGCCCTATTGTCCTACCACCACGAGCTAATGCACGCTGGTCAATAGGCAACTCTTGCTCATCACGATAACCTATCCCTCCAGCAACTAAAGCCTCCTTAATTGAATCACTTCCACCCATTGGTGCTTCTGATGGTTGTATAAAATCTTCGGGTACACCTAATGCTTCTAATCCTGTATCTGCACTTTTTACCAAAAAGTTAACTAAGTCAACAGGTGCGCCAAGCGTGTCTGCAAGCATACCTACATTAAAACCTTTTGCACCAGCAGATGCTTGTTGTGTCATTGTTGATGGTTGGCTCAATCTATCAAACTCACGCAAAGCTGATATAGCTCTTGCTTCGCTTGCTTTATCAAATGCACCTTCATCAATCATACGAACGACTGCGGCTGCCTCGGCTTTGTTATTTATGTATGACATACTATCTTCTAAACCTATTTAAAAGTTCATCTTTCGTTGCCGCAGTTCCACTTTGTTGTTCTTTATCTCTCTCTATTATTTCCTCAAGAGAACTTGCTAGTGCTGGCAATTTTTGAATATTATCAAAAGCTTGTTTTCTTTGACTTTCTGTGCCAATTCCTGCCGTAAGAGTTTTTTCATCTGCTTTTATTTGTCTTCTAAGTAATGCTGGAAGCTTTGTAATCTTAGCTCTAAAAGTTCCATCATTATCACTAGCTTGAGGAAGTATTTTATTAATTTCTTGTTGTGTATATACAGATCCTTTATCACTTAGTGCTTTCACAAATGCAGGTCTAAATTGTTGATTGATAATTTCAACTTGCGCTTTACCTTCAGCGTCCCCTTCAAATGGAGTTCCTCCATAGAAATATCCTGCAATAGTATTAACTGCACCTTTAACCTGTCCTGCTAAATCACCTTGTGCAGACAAATTCATGTTATCTAATTGCACAGCAGGTGCGTCCGTACCTTCTGGTGATGATTGAGTTGCGTCAAGAACACCTTGCAGTTGTTCAGATTGTTTTCTTAAATTATCAGCTTCTGCTAAATTCTTTACAGCTTCAGATTTTAAAGTTTCTAATCTCTGTGCTTCTAAAGGTGTAAGTTCTCCCATTGTTTCAATCTTTTTCTCTAAGGTAGCAATTTCAGTAGCACCTTTGGCAAGATTTTGAACAAGTGTTGCAGATTTTAATCGTGACTGTAATTTCCTATCACCTTCTGTTTCACTTAGAAATTTATTAGATGTTTTTTGAGCCTCGATTTGCTCATTTAGTAAATCCAATTGTCCTCTAACTCGGCCTCTTTCTGTTTCAGATTTTATTGTAAGTAAACTTTCTTCAAGTTTTGATTTACGATTAGTTAAATCTTTTGCGGCTAATTCTAAACCACTCATTGCGATCTTATTCTGTTGAGTTGCGTCTTTAAAATCAGCTTCTAGTCCTGCGATTCTGTTTTGAGATTGTATGAGTTGTAGCTTTGGTAATTGAAATAACCTTTTTTCCTGCTCATCAATAAACGCAACTTTTTCAGCAGAAGACTTGTTGGGATCATTTAAAAACTCGTCTGCCCTCAATTTATTCTCAGGAGATAAAACACCTGCTTCTACAAATTCACCCATGCCATTCATCGCAGATTTTACACGGGCATCTGCTTTTTTCTGCTTCTCCTTATTAAGCCCATACTGCTCAATGGTATCTCCAACTTGTTTCCCAAGGTTTGCATACATCTGCCCATACGCCCGTCCAGGGGCGGTAGCGGCATTCATGTCCATTCGTGCTATTGCTGGGCCTGGGCCTCGTCCGTAAAAAGGTTGTCTTGCCATAATGTTGTCTCCTATTGGTTAAATAAACCGCCTGCGGAAAATCCACCTGTGAATGCACCTCCAGCGGCAGAACCAAGACCGCCAAGTAATCCCGCAGTCATGCCAGCTGCATTTGCCGCACTTGCAGTTCGTGCATCCATTTGGCCTTGGTAATTCTGAGTGGCAAGATTGCCAGCGTAATTACTTTCGGGGTTAAATATTCCGGGGCTTGAATTAAGTGCGAATCCGGCAGATCCAAATTGTTGCATCGCTTGTCCTGGCGTGGATGCCGCTCTGCCTGTTAATGCAAATAGTGGATCAGTTGCGTTCATTGCATAAGCCGCTGATGCATTTTGTAATCGTTGTTGTTTGACTCCACGATTAGCAGAGAGTCTTTGGCTTACCATGTCTGCAAAGGTTGAACCTTGTCCTTCCATTCCTCGGTCTGCCGCACCACTTAGAATTTGTTGGTCTAAGTCGCGTTGCTCAGTTTCTGTCAGTCCTTGACCAGCGGCTAAATCCTCCGATGCGGAGTCCATTATTCCTTGTCGGAGTGAGTCTGCTAGTGGATCAATGTCTCGTTGGGCTTGTAAAAGTTGCGGCCCGTATTCTCTTAGTATGTCAATATCACCTTTTACTGTTGCCGCTTTTTGGCGAGCCATTGAGGGTGCAAAATCTTCTTCGTAGGCTTGCAGTAATCCTTTGCTTGGATCGATACCCATTTGCTCTAACTGCATTCGCCTTTCTAGGTCAGCATATTGGGGTCGGTACTTCGCTTCGGAAGCGTAAAGTTGAGGAGCTAATTGAATCTGAGCCTCCAATGTATCGCGAGTTTCTTTTCCATAATCACGGGGCGGAGGGGCAGATACATCGCCTTTTTTGAAACTTGGAACTCCACCAGCGGCTGGCTTTCCTGACCCTCCCATTTCCTTGAGCATCAATGCTTCCATTGGGTTAATGAAGGCGAGTTGCTCACCTTCGGGGGCTTGTGCATTTAAAGTGTTTGCCGCTAATTTTAAAGGATCGTTCATAACTTTTTACTTACTATTTTATACATTCTATCCCACGAATAGGTGCGGATGTTTGTTTCTCCATTCGGAGTAATTCTTCTAAATTTTAAAAAGGGGAGTGGTTCTAATTGCTCCATCATTTCTTTAATGCATCCTTCCCCGGCAACCCAGCGGATGTACCAGGTATCAGGAGTCTTGCAAAACCATTGGTCGCTTGCATCCTTCGAGCCATCAATTGCTTTGCACATCATGAAGTACGAAGGGTTTGAGCATACCATGCCACCAATCATGTAGTTGTGAAGCTCTTTGAAGAATGGGGCTTTGTCTTCGTAGAGAGCAACTATCTGCTGGTAAGGGGCATACCCTTTCAGCTTGGTCAGCAATTCTGTTTTTAGGTTTCCCATTAAAGGTCGTATGCGATAGTCATTCCAGATTTTAGATGTAATTGTCCGTTATTTTCTAAGGAAAAAACACGTGTCGAAGTTCCATCAGCATTGATTATGTCAATATACATTACTGAACCATCCACTCCTAAATTAAAGGTTCTCGCACTTGACGAAGTGTCTTGGTATTGCGTGATGGGGTTTGGCCCTTTAATGACAAGTGCGGACAATCCTGCACCTGTGTTTGCATTTTCTATACTAGCGACTACTGCTGAACCATTACCTACGACTGCAAATTTACTAGACTCGGTCGGAGCAGCAGCACCAATTACAACACGATCATTTGTCGCATCGCACACTAATAAATTCGCATCTGAATCGCCTTCCACACGAAAATCTACATCTGCACCAGCCTCATTGATCACCACTTTTTTCTGTGCCGATGTATCGTCCACTAGGAATTGCGTATCAGTATCGCTTATTTTAGCCGATGTGATGGCATTATCTGCAAGTTTGGCCGTAGTTACATTTGAATCTGCAATCTTTGCAGTAGTTACCGCATTGGATGCCAATTGCGTGTCAGTTATTGTGCCTGTCCCAATTGCACTAGCGTCAACTGCTCCAGCCGCAAATTTGGTCGAAGTTATACCTCCATCTTTTACCATGAGATATCCACTCGCATGAACTTGCAAAGTAGATCCATCTACTGCTTCTCCATTGCCCGTTTTAAAGGTAGCAGAATCAACAAGTGCATTTAAGTTAGCGGCAGTCACTGACTGACCGGATGAGTATGTATTTCCTTTGGTTAAAATAGCCATAATTTACTGAGTTGAAGTTCTTGAACGATCTGTGATTCGTGCGTCTAATTTCACTGCTCGCACTAGAGGTCTGCCAGCAGTTGGAGTAATTGTTGCGGAGCATCCATACCCTCGAAGTCGGACAGATGTACGAATGCTTGCATCCTCGCCTTGTGCCAAGTTTGCACCAAAGACTCCTGAGATTGTGGTAGCGGCAGAAGTTTGATCGGGGTCGGATGAGGTGAATGAAATACTTGCGTCTGAAACTGAGTCGGTGTCCGATTTTACATGGACTTCAGACCGGGCAAAAAACTTTCTGTCTAATGTGTCACCATCGTATTCGCGTGTGGTAAGGATGGATTGGACATCTAATGTTTGTGGAACTGATACGCCACTCTCCACGCTGATTTGATCGCCTCCATCAAAGCCATCGATTTGGTGTACTCCACCTTCTGATGTAGTTATATAAAGTGAGTTCTTTGTTCCTTCACGAGCCACAATCATATCTCGCACATTGAAGCTTACATTGTTTACTCGGTCGATTGATTCCCAGCCACCATTTATCGTGTTCCAAATCAAAATTACATTATTCTCAACTGCCCCATCGATTGGGATGGCAAGCCAATATCGGTTGTCAAAATAAGCACCGACTGCTTTATCGACATAGTCTTGGTTTATGCGTTTCATAATCGGTGTGATTGCTTCCGATAATGCCACTTCTAAACCACGCAAATTATAAAGGTCTAAAAATTCAAGACCATATACCCCTTGGTCTGAAAGAAAGAATATCTTGTTGGCAATCTGCACGATGGATCGTCTTGCAGAACATCCTAGATCGGGGGTAACTACATTGACTTGCACATCAGCCAAGCTTCCTGAGACCCCATCGAGTTGATGAATGGATCTTCTACAAAAGCATAAAAGTTTATTTTCTGTGAATGGTTCTAGTCCCACTATAAAATCGCTCGACCCGCCTGTGATTTTAAAGCTACCACCAAGCACATCAAAGGTATCTCCATTAAGGATATCGCTGGCAACTATCTCGTCTTGGTTTGGGCGCTTAACAGGCGAGGAATCCGATGTATTGAAGTAAGGCATCCAAAGTCTTCGCTGGTTTAATACTGCGAATGGAGTGGCTGGTTGGTGGATGAAATAGCTTATTGCACGGGGCTTAGATAAAACTAAATTTACATTTTGACCGAGACTGATATTTTCAACATCGAGGTTGAATGAAAAAATGCTTACGCTTGGTACTTCTGATACCTTCACTGATTGCTTCGCGAATAAATCAATGGGGCTACTAGCTTTAATAATTTCTAAATCCTCTCCAAGGGCTAACCCGTGATTAGCCTCAGTTACAGTAACCTGTCCATCCGTAGCTTCTACTGCCGTATCAATTATGTAGCTTGGTATTGTGTACGCTCCGCTTGGGACGAGTGTAAAGTCATTAAAGTATTCTGCAACTGCTCCGCTCGCATTAAAAGTCTCTGTGCCACTTGCAGTTGAAGTGACTGTGAATTGATTTACTGTGGGTGCGGTAGCTACTTTATATACACCATTTGGGTCGGTAGTAAAATTGCCTAAACCAATCAGCGTGACAAAATCATTTACGCTTCGTCCGTGTCCTGTGCAGTTGACTGTAATTGTATTGCCGGATCGGGTTGCAGAAGTAATCGCCTTGCTGGTGATAACAGGTGTCGATTCCAAGGTAGTCTGTTTGCCACGGAATATATAAACTTTATTAAATGCTTGGAGTAGATCACATCTTCCCGAAATTGTGTTTGAACCTGGATACCGCACTTTGAATTTCGCACGATCTCGAAGGCGTAAGATGTCGCACACATTATTAGTGGCGGTGAAAATGATATCATCTGCGGAATCGGAGTTTGGATCGCTAAATACGCCCGAACCAAATACTTCATTTGCACCATCATCATTTAAAATAAATAACGAACCAAGATCAACAAGCGAGTTAGCGCTTGTGGTGTAAGTCTCATTCCCACTTGCAGTCAAAGAATAAGTTAAGGTTGTACCACTTACGCTGGCTATTGTTTTTACTCCATTTGGATCAGTAGTAGAAAATCCTAATCCACCTACTGTTATACTATCACCCACGCCAAATGCAGAATCAAATGCGGTCGCACTTGTAAGGGTAGCAACATTGGAATTTCCGTTTACACTTGCACCTGTAATCACATAACCCAATCGAGTGATTGCTGAACCCGCTGGGAATGCAAGTGAGGTGGCAGAGGTGGAGAAGGATTCATTACTAGCAGTTTGAGCAAATGTAAGTTGCTTGTTGGCAAAGGATACAGAGGTTAATGTTTGTGCACCATTTGGATTGGTAGAGTAACCTGTAAGTCCTTCTATGAATATTGTCTGACCTGGTACAAATGCAGTATTTGGCGTGTCTACTAGAGTAAGCGTAACTACATTGCTCTGCCTTTGTGCCGCAGATATAGGGAATGGTAAGCGTATGGCATCAGCATCAATAGTAATCGCACCTGACAAGGTAAGAAGTCCTTTGCGTGGTTGCCATGTGCCATCGACTTCCATGCGACCATTCTGACTTAATTGTACTTCACCTGGTTGCAGTTGAGTAGGACGGACTCGGCTATTCATTTTAGTAAACGCAGTATCCCCTTCCGAGCGATATTGATCGTCAAGCCTACCATATGATCGGTAACGACTCACTTGTTCTTGATTTCTAGGTAGAGTTTTCTACCCATGTACACGATTGTGATGACACCCGCAATGCATCCGAACAAATCATCGAGATGTGCGAGACCAAAAGTGGCAACTGTCCCACTCATGCCGAGAATTGCAGTTCGGTCTATCATTAGAACAAGCAATCCAATATGATTATGCCAACGACAAGTCCGGCAAATATGGTTATCATTTTAGCTTTAGTAGACATGTCCATGAACTTGTCTTTTAATAATTCAAGATTTCTCATTTCGGGAGGGTGGTTTTACAGGAAATGGTGCGCGAGTCTGATGTTTAATTGCTTCGGTTTGCGAGCATTGACGGGCAGTGCGTTTTGCTACGAAAATTGGAATGGCGAGGTAGCCACCAAGGAGGATTGCCGCTCCGATAAGAATCTTTTTTATGTACGATGTGAATGCATCAAAGCCTGACTTGTGACTCTCCATGCCCTTTGCAACAAGCTCGCTCACATCTCCGTGTGTAAGTAAATCGAGCTTTTCTTCTGCTTCAATGAGGGCATCTTTGTTCTTTAATGCTTCACCAGCTAGGACACCAGCACCAGCACCTAATGCCGCAGTACCTGGGCCACCTAGACTACCTACTCCACCTCCAGCTATACCGCCCAAGGTTGGGTAGACAGAACGCAGACTGCACGATGCCATGCACAACGCCAATATGATTATGGCGGTGTAAATCATTCGCCAGGAGGTTCGTCAGGTGTCCACTCGTCAGTCGCTAAAATGGTGAGTATCTCCGAGTGGGAGTATTGCGTTTTGCCTTCCAAGAATGAGGGTGTTGTGTCGGTGTCAAACTTAACGAATGTCTTTGTGCCATCGACTGAGAATCTAACTGTATCTGCACTTGTCTCATCCACTTGGCTAAAATCAACGGAGTCAACTTCGTCCGAATTAATTATTACATATTTTCTGCTCATAATTTTAAGATGGTACTGTGGTTGAAAAGGTAGGCCCGTTTGTAAGTGTGCCATTGTTACTTCCACTTCCTTGGTCTGTAATTGTTGTGCCTGTTGCCCCATCGTTATCTCCCATTCTCCACCATCCTACAGGATTAAGTGAGGATATGTCTGCTGGTACACCTAGCGTACCTGCTGATGCTCCTCCTCGTAAAGTAGATATATCTGATGCTGATAACGCAGAGTTAAAAAACGCTACTTCATCAATTAAACCTTGGTGATACAGACTGTATATTGAGCTAGAACCAATTCTTAAATTAGCGGCATCAGTTGTACTGAAACTACCAGCAGAACCACTATTCTCAAGAGAACCGTTAACATAAAGTTTATCGCTACCTGATTCATGCGTACCTGCAACATGATACCAAGTATTAGCTGAAACTACAGTTGTGGAATCTAAGTAATCAGTAGAGCTATAAGAACCAAAAACAATCTTATTGTTTGAGTTTCTTATAAACAGTATGTAACCGTTACTAGTTTGTGTGCTAGTTGCAGAATCCACTATGATATTATACCGATCTATAGCAGTACAATAGAACCACGCACTCCATGTAAACGCTGTGGTTTCTAAAGCTGTGCTGTCAGGTATGTCCATGTAGTCATCACTTCCATCAAAGCTTACGCTATATTGGTTTGTGAATGGAGTACCACCACTAGCTGGTTGAGCAACCCCCGCAAAACTTGGTAAGCAAATTGGCATCGTTAGGAAGCAGTATCTCCAGCTAATACGAACACATCAGAGGCAGTGGAAACTAAAGTAGCGACTCCATGTTGACCAGCAATCTTCGTGTGCGATTGGCGATTATTAATAGTGGTTGAACTTGCAGAAAATGTAACTTGACCCGCACCTTTCTGTACGACTGAACAGGTAAACCCAGCACCTAGACTTGCTGGTACTGTTACTGTTACTGCCGATCCGTTATTACAAGTAATTACCTTACCAGCATCACCCGCTACAATCGTATATGCAGTACCTGTTTGATCGTTAAGAGTCGCATCGAATCCAAGGATGGCAGTGCCTCCGAAATCTCCGTCTGTAAGATCACCAGCATCAACTGTAACTGTACCCGTTCGTCCGGCAACCGATTGGACAGGGGCAGCGGCTACCAGGTTGGCAACTGTTACTTTTTTAGTAGTTGCAGTTCCACTTACATCCACGATGGGTAATACATCATTTGTTGCAGGTGTTGCCCCTAACGCAGGTAATGCGGTTATCTTTTTATTCATTTTCTAATTGGGTTAAAATTCAAATTCTAAATACTTGCCATCCTCAGTCTGCATGAATGCACCTGCCTGTGTAAGTATGACCAGGTTAGGTGATGGTACTCCACCACTTGTAAATACAGCAGGTGCTCCTACATTTAAATCTAGTCCTAAAGCACACATTTAAATATTGTATGCTATGATTGCACCACTTGTAAGTGTTATAGAACTTATGTTTCCATAGATGGCAGTATTTGCAGATAGAGTAGTTCCATCCTGTGCGTTGGTTATGTCAGACAAGTTAGTAACATTGCTTGTAATACTCGCAATGACTGTGTCTTCCGTGGCAACTATCGCAAAGAATTTACCTGCGTGCGCAGCAGTATCATTAATGTACTCGCCTCCATTTAGTCCTAAACCTCTATATTCTGATGCCATAATATGTTTTTCCTTTTATGCCGATGAAACGGCAGTTGTTCCGTAAGTAATGTATTCAATTTGTTGAGTCTGACCTTCTTGTCTTTCGAGCTTGTCTAACTCCTGTGATAAAATTGCTTCAGCTTGTTGATAAATAACCTGCGCCTTCTCTGTCTGTCCGTCTGCCTCAAGCCACATCCCGTACGCTCCTGTTACTGCGTACTCGCTAAAGATGTATGGGAATACTGATGAGTCGCTTGCATAGCCTGGAAAGCCTGCCCGGTAATGTACCCATACAGGTGCGTTACTTGCTCGGTCTGGTAGGATTGCTTCTCCGTAATCTGTGCTACCACTTGCGTCTGATATATTTCTAAATGCTAAACTGTGTGTGCTTCCACTTCCATAAGGATCATTCTCAGTTACCCGGAATATCTCACTTATCGTTGTCCCGAAATCGATGTAGGATAACATGCTTGCAGTCGCAGTTGCTCCACTCCCTGCACCACCTGTGAAGCTTACTGTGGGTGTGCCTGTGAATGCCGTGCCATTATTGGTCACTGCAACTCCATTTACTTCTCCGTCTGCATTAATAGTTGCAGTAGCTGCTGCTGAGTTTCCTCCTCCACCTGCGAAAACTACTGTTGGTGCAGATGTATAACTTGATCCTCCATTACCCACTTGTACGCTTCGTACTCGAAGGTCTGGTATTACTTGCGAGATGACTGAGTTAAATGGCCATGCAGTGCGATCCCAGGCTAACTTGCCAAATCGATTAAAGCTGCGTACGGCAGCAGTTGTTTCAGCAGTAAGAAAAGAATCCACGCCAACCATACTTACTAGGTTGGTCAACATGGTGCTTACTGCTATTTTCCTCATGCGAAGCTAGGTTCGTTAAAGCTTCCAGATACGAAGGTCTTCTTGGTAAATGATTTTGCTTTGAGATGTGGGTTGTCACGAAAGAACTCATTGGTGAATTGCTTATCGCCCCAACATCCTTGCTTGTCCTGATGCCAGCGAAAGTATTCGCGTGCAGGTATTGTACCTTTTAATTGACCTAGTCCCTCGACTTGCCCACCTTCTCCATTCTCTTTTCCACACTCAAGCTCACGCTTCTTTGCTTCGTACTTCTCCAGGTCAACTTCGTAACGAAGGTGCTTCTCTAAGTTCTTCATAAATTGCGAACCATTACCTTGAGATGGTTGCCACTTTGGTATGAATATTTCTGCCATAATAAAAAGATGTGGAAAAGGGAGTAGCCCGCTACGCAGACTACTCCCCAAATCCTAATTGCAATTAAGCAAATTGACCTAAATCAACGATACGTAATCCGATCACAATTTCTCCGGCAGTAGCATTAGCAATCGCTGCATCTGTTACTTCCAAGATAATTGAAGCTGCGGCGTTTGTTCCACCTACAGGTTGTGACTGACCGCCTGTGAATGCATCTCCTGTATTGAATACAGGGGCAGTCATGGCATCGACATCAAGAGCATCGATGAACTCATCAGGGTCACCACCACTTGTTCCTACGTCAATGACGAGCGAGGTTGTACCTGCAAATGCGACACTTTCGTATACACCAGCAAGTTCAACTGCACCACCAGCAGGAATAGTAGCGATGGTCAACTGACCACCATTACCGATTGTTTGTAGATCTTCGTAAGTAGCGGTGTATACGTGTGTAAAACCTCTACCTGCTTCATTATTTGATAATTCTGACATATCTTAAATCTCCTTGTTTTAAGTGTTATTAATTAAAGTAACCGTGAGCAACAGGTGACAAACATGCCAATCCAGCAACTACGTCTACAAAACCTCTGCGACCGCCACCTTGATTCTCAAGCTCAGTTACAGACTCAGCTTTCAAGGACATCATGGATACATACTCAGGATCAATTAAGAGTCCTGCATCTGCGTCAACTGCGTCACTTCCGCTTGTTCTGTTAATGAACAAAGAAGGAACGATTGCCACATTTCCAAAATCACCTTCGTAGATATTAACTGACAAAGTAATTTTCTTGGAATCAGCGTCTTGATTAACTGTATAAGTTCCGTTAGTAGCTGCAAGCTGACGGGAGAAGTTTGAGATTTCCTTCTTGAGACTTGGGCCTGCAAGTAAGGTCAACTGTCCACCGGGCATTCCGTTTGCTTCGTAGAGTTCTTGAAGAACGCTATTGAAGGTTGTTTCGGTCTGCGTGCCTGTTGTGTCATTAGCAACATTTTGTGCAAATGCAGGAACATCAGCAGGTTGTCCACCCACTCCTAGCCACTTTAACATGCCTCGTGTTTTGTAAGGTGCGCCTGCTCCAGCGTCTGCTTGACGATCTTGTGAAGAACAAAATGCAGATTCGATTGAACGTTTTACGTTGCGTACTGCTTTTGACTCAGCGTTTGCAAATTCAGATGCGACACCAGCAGTATCCACCATCTCTTGCAGATCCGATACCATGAATGTATCACGGAACTTTTGCACGTAATTGCCGATGCGAGCGCGGTCAGCAGACTGATTTTTAAAAGCGGTAACATCTTCACCTTCTTCGATTCCAGAAAAATCGGGCGAGTTGAGGCGGTCAACCTGATATTCAAAGAATGTCCCGGTTGCTTTTCCTTTTTTCATTAATGAAACGAAAGGCGTAGATTCTGGTTCTAACGTTGAAATTATCGACGTGAGATCCTCTTTATTTCCGCTTGTATTGTACGTAGTACTCTTAGCCATTTTATATATCCTCCTATTTTTGTTTTAAATTTATGCGATTGCTCGCTTTAGTTTTATGTAATTTTGGTAGTCTGCTATGTTACCCGATTTCTCGAACTTGGCATGAGCTGCCTGTATAGCCTTCTTCTGTTTACTTCCCTCGGTTCTTGATTTACTTGCACCTGCTTCTGCACTTGCGACAGGAGCAGTTGGTTTCTTCAATTTCTTCGGTTGACCTGCATTGGCTTGCTTTGCCTTTACTGCCTTTAATCCTTCCACCATAAGTCCAAGTGCAAAATTGCTATTGGGTAGGTGGTCAACTAAAGGCTTGTAGAGTGGGCTTTGCTTTACCTGCATGAACACTTTGTAATCCTCGCTCTCGCCATCACTTAGGAAATCGAAAGTTTGAATTGCTTGCTGGTCGGATGCTTGACGTTCGTTTATCCAGGCTTCTCTTGCGGGAGCATCTTTGCGAAGGATCTTTTTTGCATTCGCTTTGATTCTCTTGAGATCAGCTTTGGTGTAAGTCTTGTCTCCATCCTTTAGCACATATTCATTACCAGCGTCATCATACTCCACTTCGTTTTCCATCCCTTCGTCTGCCCATTCGATGAGCGTGTTAAGGTTCTCAACTTCTTTAGTAAGTGCGTTGACATCACTGACATTGTGCAGGGCATTATCCTTAAGGAATGCAGGTTGTTCAGCAGGCACGGGTGCTTGCTCAACTTGCTGCTGGAGTTCTTGGTTCTCAGCTAACAATGCAGTTTTCTGTGCGGTTAGCTTTCCAAACCGTTCGATTGCAGAAGCATTTAACTGTTTTGCTAATGCTATCGATTCCTCCTGGGACAATGAATCCAAGTCTATATTAAACTTTGAAAGAACATCTGAAGACTGTACGGGCGGCTCATCTGATTCCTCATCTGATTCATCCGACTCTTCAGCAGACTGATCCTCCAATTCCTCTTCTTCCGTAGATTCTTGTGCAACGGATTCAGATTCCTCTTCGGTGGTTTCAGTTTCCTCGCTTTGGCGTTTCTGCATCAAGGATGATGCGAGTTCTGCCATTGTTAGGTTACCTTCACCTGACGTTAAACTTTGAGCAGCAGAATTTTCGGAAGATTCTGAGACAACTTCTTCTTGTATTGTTTCCATGAGAGCAAGGTATAAATTACCTAGTGTAGCAAAATGTAGCCTAATGTAGCAAAAAGGGCAATGAAAAAGCCCTTACGACTAAATCCCCAAAAAGTCGCAAGGGCTTTATACTAACTACTATATAACCAACTAAAGTTTATAAAAGGTATCTAGTTCCTCGTCTATTGCTTCAAGCTTTCCACACATCATGTAGTGGCGATTGGTGCAGTCTATGATTGCTTTTGTCTGCAATTGTCGGATGACTTCTTCCCTCATTGCTTCTCGCATTTCAATATACTTCTTAAAGTGAGGATCGTTCTTTAAAGTAGATAGAGCAGTTATTGCTTCTTCGGGGTCGATATCGTGGTAGGTTTTTCTTTTTCGGGGACTCATTGTGTTAGTGTTAGTATTACATTTATAAACATAAAAAGAGTATCCACCATTACCTCACGCTCGATGAAGAACATGACCAACAATATGATCCAATACACTTCTCGTTGCAGGTGGGACACATTACTTACGCTTCCTTGCAGTCTTGGCTGCTTTATTAAATGCCTTGGCAGTAGGTGCGCCTTTTGTTCCAGGCTTTCTCATCTTCTCTTTACTTCCACCTTTGATACGTTTTCGTTTTGCGTGTATATTTTTATAAAGTGACATCTAACAATCCCATGCTTTGCGTGACCAATAATTGGCACTAAGTTTATTTGTCTTTCCTTTTATCCCACCTGACCTTGCACAGTAGCTCTTCTTTCGTGCAGGTTGGTTTTTCTTAATGGACATACTACTGTCCCCGAAGCGTACAAGCTTTACATCGTCTCCTTGCTTGGCAAGTACGGAAAACTTCTTGGACTTACCTGGTGTGCGCTTGGGTTTATTGTATGCACTAAACTTTTGACCTCGGTAGGTAATCATTTTTTCTTACGACCACCACATTTCTTTTTTGTCATTTTCTTCTTAGGTCTTCCAACCTTAGTCCCGTAAGTTCCCTTTCCCATCGGTGGCATAATTTTATCCTCCTGTTTGTGCTGCTCCTGTTGATCCAAATTGTGTGGGTGCTGCTCCCAGCCTTCCAATTGTCGCATTCTCTTTTTGCTGAACCTGCATCTGTCTTTGTTGCAGGTAATTTTGAATACGCTCCTGTAATGCCGGATCTTGTTGTACCTTTTGTGCTACATCGGGTTGAGCTAACCATTGCTGGAATATCTGCAACTTCATCTCGTGGGCATCATTTGGTTTAACATTAGGTGGTACGCCAGCATAGATTTCTGCAATGGTCTGTCTTTCTTCATCCATTGCTTTCTGCGAGGCGGTTTCTTTAGGAAGCATGATACTTTCCGCAGCACCTGGTAAAATCTGTCCGACTGCAATTTGTAATAATCGCTCAGTGTCAAGCGTGCCATTCTTGTCGAGTTGTGCGCCAAGTTGGGCAATTGCTTTTACACGATCAAGCATTTGCTCTGGGTCTTGTGTGGCTGCATCAAACTGCATGTAAAAATCAAACCTCTCACCAGGGTTTCCTTTGGCATACTTCTGCATGTCTTGCATTCCTGTAACACGGAAGTATTCTTCGTCTGGCCCATACTGCTGGTAAAGAGAGTACACTTGGTCGAGTACATGCTTGAGGTGGTAAAATACTTTATCTATCACCTCCTGTTGTTTCATCTGTGCTTCGACAGGATCTACACCCGGTGCGTTCCTTCCAAAATATCGATTTGCTTGTTCTGCAATGTATCTACGCAACTCAATGTTTACTGCTGATCCACGAGGTGTGTCTGCAAATCTATACTCTCCTGGCGTGCGATATGGAACACGTACCCCTGGCCCCCACTTCGTGGGGGCTCTCCCCATTGGATGTTCTAGGGGTGGTAAAGTGGTAAGCGATTGTGCATCAACCGCTGCATCTGTTTCTGCCTTGAGTACTTGCTGAAGGCTTTCGATAAGCTCCGGGTATGACCTAGACGAGTAAAGTTTCTTGCTTGTTTTTTCAAGGGTGGTAACTACGAATGGATATTTCCCATGCGAGTAATCAAGTAATTGATGCTTGGCATAAAGATCAGGTATATGACTTGAGTAAATGGTACAATAAATACCGGGTACATTATCCTCATCCAATAGTCTTTGGTAGCAGTACACAATTCTAACCAAGCTATTATCATCCGTTCTTGTAAATTCATCATCGTCTCGAATTTGGTAAAGTGTATCGTCTGCGTTTTCCCCCTGCCCTGCCATATCAATGGCAGCATCCACAAACTCTTCTGACCAATTTTCGGTACTAATTTTAGCCTTTAATTGCTCGGGTGTCATGGAAACAACATGAAACATATATGGTGCTTCCTGTGGATCGATACAATAGCTTGGCCAAAATACATCCTCATCTGGTGCAAGGGCTTTAATCTTAGGTCTACTTACAACTTGGCGAGTAACAGGAACTGTGGTTTCTCCATCCTTGCGCATTTCCTTTAACATTGCCCGTGCCTTGGATTTGCTAATATCAAACTGCGTTTTAAGTGCCTCACTTAATTCCTCATCCATGCTGCCATCCTGTATAGCTCCGGCAATTTGTGGAAGGACTTGGGCAATCTCTTCTAGCTTGATGGTTTGTTGCTGCTTGAGTTCTTGATTCTCATACCAGCAATAATGTACCATCATGCCCTTCTCAAATAAATGATTCAATCCAAGTTCAATCTCAGGATAGAACTCTTGCATCTTGGAATTGATTAACCAACGAAGGAACATACTCACTACATTGGCACGCTCAACATCACTTGATTCTGTGGGTGTGGCTACAATGTGCGCACGTCTTGTTGCATTCATACACATTGCAACTCGGCATGAGATTAACTCATCTGCCATTTTTACTTCTTGATCCGAGCTACCTTCCCAAGGAAATACCTCACCTGTTGAACTTTGTGAAGCGTGCTTCTTAAAGTCATCACTCTTGCCTGACCATAAGCAATGACGAGTATCGTAGTCTCTTTGCCTGCGGTCTAACCACTCGCCCAAATCACTTTGTGTGCGCTTGTACGCTTCACTTAGGTAGGCAATGTCAGGTTCTTTGGAGACATAAAGTAATTCTGGATCGCTGGCAGAGAGCATGTGTAGCATAAAGCTACAAAAGTAGCCTTATGTAGTCAATCTAATACCCACCACCACCTGTGACTTGAATGTCACGATGGGTGATATGTTCCGCACCACTTACAAATAGGTAACGCAAGCAGTCAATTTGGTCAGAAAAGTAGTCATTCTTGGATTCTCCAGCATATTCAAGCATGGACGATATTGTATTTTCACAATGATCAGAGAAGTAAAGCTTGGGACAATTTGTCTCTGTCATGGGCTCTGTATCATCCCAGCTAAGTGCATCATTGATCTTGGCAATACCAGAGTCTATGGACACGCCCGGTGCAGCACGGAATACAAATCCCATGTTGCTCATTGTATTAATAATATTACTCTCCCCTTCCTTGGTACGCACTGTGGCTGCACCCATTCGTGGGTCAACTATCCGTTCAAATATCTCCTCTCCTTCTTCCTGTGCCTCGAAGTAATCCTTGTACTGTGAGTATCCAAATCCTAGAGGACGTTGTCCAGGGCCAGGTTTACCCACTGCCTTACCAGCACCATTAATATGTGGGATTGCCCATGCCCCCATCGTACTGTCAGGGAACTCACGATAGACATATATCTTCCCATCTTTGGTCACACCTGCCCATAATCCAACCCAAGGTTTACTACCACCTGGATCGCATATAAAGTAACGGGTTACCGATACAGTTGGATCGAGGACAAAAGGAATCTTACTATGTTCTATTACATTTGTCTCACGCTGGAACTTTGCGAATTTTCCTTCAAAGCTCTTGCTTGGAATACCAAATAATCGAGCAAGCTTTACCTCCTGTGGTTGCTTGCTGTAGGTACGTACAAGTTCATTGGAATCTACAAAGGGTGAATCTTGACTCCAAAAGTAATAGATCCGACAGTCAGGCCAATTAGCAGACACTTGTTCAGTAGGTAGTTCCTTATCCATTAACGCAGAGTACTTTGACCTGACTGTCGTAGCTCCTTTCAATAAACTATTCACTAATGGCGTGTAACCTTGCAGGGTCGTAAAGGTCAAAATCAAGCGACCATGATTATCGGTAAGTCTCGCCAATAGCGTGTTAAAAATATTCTCAGGAATCTCTTCATCTGCGTGTATAGTATGGGCTGCCCATCCCTCAAAGATTTGTGGGTCTGCCATGTACTGCCTGTAGTTATTAAAGTATATCGTACTCCCACGCTCGGCATCTGGATGGGTGGGTGGCAAGATTGCTTTACCTGCATTAAATCCATTCTTCTGTGTGTATTGCAGTGAATGATTCTCACTCTTCTTCTTGCTTCTCTTGTACCTTGCCGGAAGCGAGTCCCATATATAACGCTGGGAATCTGATATACTTCTTTCCTCACTGACATGCAAAGAACGTATCTCTGCTTCGGGTATGTTCTGTGCCAAATGTACAAGCAAGCGAGATGCGAAGGTGGTTTTTGAGCTCCGGTTGCCTCCGAGGCAAACATGGATTTTTGTATCCTTCCAATTCTCCATGACCCTACGCCACCCAGGAAGAGTCCAACCCCATTCGATTGGATCTTCCTTCTCACTATTGGGTTGGTCAAGAAGCAAGCGAGTAAGTGTTTCTGCGCGTACAGGATCTTGTACGGTCAACCTATCTATCTCCTCATCTGTTAATGCACACTCCAACTCTCCCTTTACATACTTGAAGTCATCTGTCCAAGGTACGCCAAAGCGCGCGTCTATCTCATCTGCGTAGGTTATTTTACCCACGATTTAATATCTCTATTCCTACGATCAACGCTTCTTCGAGCGAGTTGCACGGGATTTCCTTTTCACCAATTGTCCAGCATTCCGTATCCGTTCCAACACCTCTGGGCTTAATTGCAAGGGTGGTGGCCCTAGCTTTCGCAAGTCGCACCTCGGTAATTTTACAACTGATTCGGATATCGCTCGTCCGTATTTTTTCCAAAAGATCGGATTGTATCCTGGTGGTACTTTCACTGTTCATTACACTTGCAGGTTTCTTCTTCAAATATTTTCCATTGCTTGCCACACTTCCAACACCTTAACCATCCAACCGGGCTTTTCCTTGCCCATAACTTCTGTTGTTCAACATGCCAATCATCGTCACCATCAACCCACTTCATTGCTTTGCCTTCTCCTCCATGAGTTCCCTCCAAACATCGCAACATCGCCTCTTTAACTCTTCCACCTCAGTGGTAAGTTCCGCGTTCTTTTTCTCATGCTCTGCAATAGTAGCAAGTAACTCCGTATTCTGATCGGTTACTCGCTTCACCCATTGAGGCCAATTCTCCACCTTCTCGCCTGTCGGCTTGTATATATTCATTCTTCTTCCTCCTCGTCTTCATCATCAAGTACGATGTCGCATTCAAAATCTATGACATCTTCATCATAGTACTCCTTCGCTGCATCCACCATACATTGAATGATCTGTTCATCCACCATGTCAGATTCCTCTGACCAGCGATGAATCATATTCTTAAACTCGTGGTAACATTGTTCTCTTGCTTGCATTTCTTCTTAAATCAAGTGTTTTGCGACACGGCATTACTCTGGGTACATTCGTTCTGTACACCTCGCCATCTTCCGAAATCGCTAGTTTATTCTTCCCCCAAAAACGATACCAAGCTTCTTGCATTTCATCCCAAGTTATTTGCTCAGTTTCCATTATGCATTTCCTTCCATAAAGTCTTCCATGCTAGTTCTGCTGTTTGGGGGACAACTCCATTCCCCAAGAGCCTAAGTCTGTCCACCCTGTGCTGAGTCCCATGAGTTGCTCCACCCAATTCGGATTGAGCTTCGGTGACCCTTGGTTCTTCCCACTCGTACTGCTCTTCTCCTGGTCTTGCAGGCCATTGTGTTGCTCTACTGCTCCGCATAATTTCAGCACCTTCTTGTTGTGATCGCCTTGACTGTACTGATATTTGCTCCCTGTCGCATCGTTGGTTGTCGCAGTCGGCCAATTCTTCTTCGCTTCCTCCGCTAGTATCTTGCCCCCCGTTCCGGGCTTGCGACTGCCTGGGTTGCCTGCTCGTGGGGTTGGCCAATTCATCTGATTCAAGTCTCTCCCCAAGCACTTCTGATTGCTCTCCTTCGCAGTTCTCGCTCCCTCGATGTGGTCGCTTGCTTGTGGAGTTGCCCACTTGTCCATTCCGTACTTGATGAAGTTTGGCAGTTGATTCAGATGTCCATTGAAGCCCTTTGACTTGTGAAGTACATGCTCCTCTGAGTTCGTCCCCTTGTAATCCCTCGCAGCTGGCGTTGGGTAGTTTCGCAAGGATGAACACTCGTTTCCTTTGGTGTGGAGCGCCAACTTCTTCCGCACTGAATATGCCTGTCGCAACTCGGTAACCTTCTTCTTCCAAATCGGACAGGACTCGCCATAACCCCATCGTGGTGTGTCCTGCGACATTTTCCCAAAAGCACCAAACAGGTCTAATTGCCCTGATGTGCTTGAGGAGGTATGGCCATAAGTGTCTTGGGTCTTTTTCTCCTTGTCGCTTGCCTGCTGAACTGAATGGTTGGCATGGATATCCTCCAATGAGTCCGTGTACTTTTCCACGAAACTCTCGTGCAGGGAAGGTTTTAAGATCCGTCCAGATAGGTGCGTTATCCATCCTCCCTTCTTCAATCTTCGCTGCCATGTTGGCGCAGCAGAAGGCTTCGATCTCCACATTAACGATTGTTCGCACATCCACGCCTGCTCGTCTAATGCCAAGTTCAAGCCCTCCGTATCCGGTACAAAAGCTGATAATGTTTTGGGTATTATCCACATTATCCATCCTTAAATAATTCGAGGTTCTTGTAATAAAGCCTGCGAAAACGTGGGTGTACATATAGCCCATTCTCCATTCTGTACTTCCACTCATTTCTATAATGTTCCAAGCAATACTGCTCAAAGGCATGTGTGTTCCCATCAAACGCATTACAAGCATCCTTCTCTTCCTTGCGCTTCTGTATGAACTTATTACGGGCATATGTAGTGTGGTTGTACAGTATGGACTTATTGGTAACCACAGACCTCCATTTAACTTCCTTCCTTATATCCAAGCGACTCACCACGCGCCTCAACTCCTTGAGTATATCCTTTAACGCTTGTGACACACGCGCACCACAAACCTCAAACTTCTTAGCAATCTCATTGTACTTCAAGCCCTGGAAATAATACAACTCTACCAGAATGCGATCTGCTTCAGACATTAGACCAAGCAAGGTAAATGCATAGTCCTTCATCTCTATATCATCCACAAAAGTCATTACCTTCTCTTGATACGCTCTAACTCAATGCGTTGAAGCTCATCCTCACTCTCTTCCTCCTCTTCGCTCGGCATGTCTCCTCGTACATCATAATCAACCTCATATTGCTCGTCATCTGGATCAGGTAACTCCCTCCAAAATTCCCATCTGTCTGGTGCAAAATCACTCATACTAATCTGTCCTTTCTGTCATAATTTCCTGTTAATCCCCACATATCACCTTCCTCACGCTTTACCTTAACAATACTTCCCAGGGTAAAACTACCCGGCTTGGCACGCATCCTTCCATGTGTGCCATCTGGAAACTCGATAAATCGCAAGTAAGGATTCTTCGGTAACAAATATACCTTTGCAGTACGTACATCATCCATTGACTGTTTAATCATTCCTTCCTTAATCAATGCACGCTCGCTCTTCTCCTTCTCCTCTTTTTGCGGCTCTTCCAACTCAAGCAACTTAGCAACCATCTTCTTGCTCAATCGCTTGTTACTAAACGCCAATCTTACAGTAATTGGTTTTACTCCCACCAATTGACTAAACTCCGTGTAATTCATACACGCTAATTTCAGTATTGCTTTTCCTTGCTCTGTGTTCATTTGTAGCCTTATGTAGTCTTACACTTGACAACGCAAGTATTTTCTGAAAAAAAATGAAACAACATGCCAAAGCAATATAAACGAAGAGCAGGATTACCAGCAGATATACGTGGATTTTGTACAGATATGACAAAAAATAATATAATTAAATCAGCAGCCAAAATTGCAGCCAAACAATCAAATGCAACAAAAGAGGAAGAGATCATCAAGCAACAAGATCCAAGAATCAGGGAGTCAGTTGCCAACTTCCTACGCTATCGACTCGACATGACTGAACAGGAGTTTCTCAACAAGGTAAATTCCAAGCTCTCTGACATGGTAGCAGACTCACTCAACACTCTGCATAACAAACTCGATGAAATACCTCCACAGAACCTCGCCTATGCAGTGGCAGTACTCATGGACAAGTTCCTTACAGTCTCAGGAAGGCCATCAAACATCACTGCATCGGCAAATGTAACCCTTGGTGCATCAGACATGTCCCCGGATCAAGTACGCTCAATCCTAAAAGGGGCAACCAAAGAAGTAAAAAAACAACCCACCAAAGCATCAGAGGATAAAGTAGTAGACATCACTCCAGATGACTCCTCTAAATAAACAAATTATTGCCCTTCGCAAAAAAGGTCTGACCTTTAACCAAATTGCAAAACAACTTCTATGTTCAAAATCTACTGTATCCTACGCCCTTCGTAAAAAAACAAGGCAGAAGTCCAAAGAAAAGAGTGCAGATTATCCAAGGCACTTAAAAAAAATAAACAGTAAAATCTACTCCTTTACTAATCCACGAATTTCAACACAAACAAAAGCTGCCTGGTATCTCAATAAATCACCAAGGCAAAGCTCAAAAGCAATCTCAGATAAAGCAAATCGATTTCAAAGACCTATGACGTTCAACTATAAAGATGTTCATGCAAAGTATGGTGACCACTTCCCTTGCGCACTAACAGGTAGACCACTTGAGTTTAATGAACCACAAACTTACGAGTATGACCATATACTCCCCACATCACGTGGTGGAGATAACTCAATCGATAATCTGCAACTACTCTGCCCAGAAGCAAATAAAGCAAAGGGTATGATGACTGATGACGAATTTAAGGATCTATGCAGAGAAGTAATTATCCATGCTGGATACAAAATCTATAAGCCAATAGATAAATAACTCTTTAAGGTATTGTGACGGGGTTGTGAATCCCTGGTCAAACTCATCGCCTGCTTGGTAATCACATAAAAGCCAAGCACCTCCCCTTTCCACTAGTAAATCGAGTAACACACTCCATACCTACTAGCCAAACTACAACCACCATACAACGCCCTACAAGCTCTTGCATGGGGGTATGGGGGTACTAACCATGGATTGCATGGGGGCGTGGGTTGCTTGCCCCCCCTGTCGTAACCATACGCAAGCAACGCCCCACTTTGGGGGCAACATTGTGAAAAAAGTTATGGAGGGGGTAAACATAATATAGAAAGAACGCAGGCACGCACGCACACCCCCGCCCCCCCGGGTGCGTGCCTAGCGTATACGCAAACACGCGTCTATTTAGAGCATAATTTGCACTGTTTGTCATTACTAGTGACAACCACACCCCTTTAAACACTGACATTCTAGCTTGCGACGTGGCAAAGTTGTACGATCGCACGCAAACAGGAGCTGGTATCGCTTGGTATGGTGGAACGAGATTGGTGTATTTATGTAGTTAGTGTAGTTAGTGTAAGTATGTATCATGTGTATTTTAAAAATGCACCACCAGCGAGTAATGCTTTTTATTGAGACACTATTGAGACTGGCATGTGTTCCATGCAATAAGATTCCCCTGCCACCACGTCGCAAGCCCGGCAAGATTCCATGCAACTAGGTTGCAAGTTTGCTTGTAATTATTTTGCAAGAAAGTTTATTTGCTTTCCGTCCTTTGCCGTGGAACGGCAGTTGACGGCATGGTGCATGTAGCATGTATACTCGCTTGCAAGGTATTTTATTAGCTGAACGTCAAAAGACTACATTATGCATTTTAGTTCTTGCGTTATGTGCAAGACTGTGTTTCTGTGTATCAATCCAAGCGAGTTACTCGCACTTATTACTACTAACAAATACTACATATGAAAATTCACACTTCACATTCTTTAAAATCGCAAGATTCTAATGATGACAATTATCATTATCAATTAGTTGACGGGGAAAAGTACCTGTTGACTGACGGGGAGGCTGATTGGTTATTCAACTGGGTAAAAGATAAGTATGAAATAGCAAGTCACTTGATTGAAAACATTATAGAAACTGAACAAGGCTATGTTTACACTTTGCAATCAATTGAACTAGGGGAAGCTTTAGAAGCTGACCAAATGTTCCCTAAGGCTGTTATGCTATCTGATGACAGCGCGTTACAAGCTATCTTCTTTTACAGCGCCTGTGAGCCTGCATTCTTCGAACTTTAATCTCTAACAAATACTACATATGAAATATTCAGAACTTAAAGACACCCAGCAAGCCGCATTCAATAACTTTGAAGGTATTATATTTGCTTTCACTAACAAGCAACTTGAAGACGGCCTTGCAAAGCTTGGTGCAAGCAAATCAGAAATTATACAGTGCAACGCTGGCATGTTTATTCTCAAGTCAAAAGAAGCCGCACTGGATACGTTACTTGAAACAAGTAATAAGGAAATGAAAGAAGCGCTTAAGGATGAAACCTTTTTACAGGACGCGCTTACATATGAACTTTGCAATCATGAGTATTGCATAACAGGTAACACAAGGGACGCGCTAGCTGCCCTTGACCTTACAAGTGAAGAGATACCGGGGCATGTTATGAAAGCGAGCAGGATAGCAGCAAGCAAAGACTATTAATCCAACATACTACAAACAAATACATACAATGCAATACGACATTTCAATCATCATCTTAGCACCATACGCCATCCTTGGCGCTTGGATCGCAATACAAACAATACTTACAAAGGGGAGAAACTAGCATGAAACTAGACAACTTTAAATGGACACGTCAAAAAAATGGCGTGCTGGATTTCATAGACATTTACAACGAGAAAAGTGTTTTTGGGAAAGGTTACGCAAGTATGTGCATGATGCATGAAAACAAGCATGTTTTGGCAACTAACTTGCGAGCTTGTTTTGGTTTCCTGACTTTGCATAAAAGCACAAAACTTGCGGAAAGAATACTTACAAAGGAGAAACTAGCATGACATTATTTATTGAAGTAACAAGGGAGCAGAATCCTTTTAATAAGCAATTACATTACAGAGCTAAGGCACGCAATGCATACGGAAAAACATGGCAGGGCGATGGTATTGATGGAAACAGACAACAAGCCATTTCTAAGTGCTTTGTTAAGTATGAAAAGCAAGGTTACTCAACTTATTACATCTTGAAAGGATAAGCATGAAACACGCAGCAAAACTCTTTCCAATCGCACTGCAAGAATTGATTGAGATTGGCGAGAAAGCACGGAAACAGAGAGAGCAAGGGGAGCGTGCTGGGCATGTGGCACGGCCTCGCGGAGCGAGGGCATGCAAGCATGTAGCATGTAGGGAGAAACAAGCAAAGCAATTACAATTACAATTACAAACAAGGATATAATTATGACACCAAAAACAAAACAAGGGCGTTTAGAAATGAGAGACGAAAAAATTAGCAAACTTATAAATGAGGGCTGGGAATACAAGAAAGTTGAGGATTGCGGTTTAATCGTATTAACTCACATTTTCAACAATAGAATTGTGGCGCTTGGTTTCAAGGGATCTTCTCTTAAACCTTGGTTTCACTATCGATTTGCAAGTGTAGAAAAGAGAATGAAATTCGTGCAAGATAGGATTGATTTCTTGCGTAAAGATACTGTAAGCAAATCGAGAAAGAGCCCGGACGCAAGCGAGCATTTCATGGAAGGTGATGTTCTTTATGATTCTTGGGGATACGATCAAACAAATATCGACTGGTATCAAGTAACCAAGGTAAAAGGAAAATCTATTTGGCTGCGTAAGATTGCAGAAAATTCAAGCGATGCCGGAAATTGTTCTTCTGGATATACTCAACCCCGTAGATATGAATTTACAGGCGGTGAGTTTAGAAAGACAGTGCAGCCGGGCGGCCATGTTTGCTCACCTTTACGGGGTGGCCTGTACAAATGGGACGGGAAGCCAAAATATTGCAGTTCTTACCATTGAGAAACAAGGAGATGAGCAAACAAGAAAACTCACTGCTCCCAAAGCTCGCCATGGGCATGACGCTATTCCTGGCGCTCAAGTTTGGCACGAAAGTGCTTGCATGGTGGGCTAAGAGAAACAAGAAACAAATCAACTAAAAATATACTATGAATAACACACTAAAAACAATCCGTGATCTTTCTGATAACGCTAAAAATCTTTTTACTAAAATCTTGATCGAAGGTGATCTTGCTCGCAAGTCAGATTTCGACACGCAAGAAGGATGGGAAGAGCTAGTCGAAGAGGATTTGCTGAACTGCTGGGCAGATGATACTGAAACAGAGTTCTGTGAAATTGGAAACCAAGCATAATAAAAGGAGAAATATTATGAGTAATTTACAAAAAGCAATTGAATCAATAAAACTTCACCAAGAACCTGGTCACTTGCCATCAAATGATTTGGTGCTTGCAACTGCAAACAAGTTTGGGGTTGAGCCGGATCTTATCATGCTTCCATTTATTGATGAGGAGAATGCAAGACCAATTAAATCCTCAACCATTGGAGAAATGGCAGAGAAGCAAGGTAAAGATGGCAAGCGAGCAAGAAGGTTCTTGCGTAGTGGTCTAGACTCTAAGCTGGATTACAATGAGCAAGTACAGAACCAAGCTATTGGAAAGGATGGAGTACCAGCATGATTCTACCCATTGAAGACAAGCTAGAGGAAGCTCACACTTTTCTACATCTTGCTATCCATGAGAAATCTGGAGAAGAGAGAGAAGGTATCTTGCTGGATGGATTGGCAAGCTTGCAGGAAGTCATGGAAATGATGCAGAAAATGAAACGTAAAGTAATCTATGAAACAGATCCAAGGTTAGATCCAAACTTTTAGTCTAGTGAAGATTCGTGATTATACGAATACCATAATCATATTATCAGATAAAATACATCTCTACCCCGTTGCCCCTTTAAAAGCGTTTTGATTGCACCACATGAGTAAATACCCTCATAATCAATCAAAACGCTTTTTTGATGCCTTCTTGGGCTTCATATGGCATCATATGTATGACAATGTAGTCTCATAAATCCTAGAATGGATTCTTTTGATGTAAAGTAGGGTCAGGTTCTTGTGTTGAGAAACGCCCGGTTGGTTTTGTAAAAGTAAGTTTAGTAGCACGCACCTCTCCATTCCTGTTCTTTGCAACATTGCAAATAATATTATCCTTGGTTGGATCTACTTCTTTCTCTCGATGCATGAGTAATACACAGTCAGCATCTTGTTCTATACTTCCAGACTCACGCAAGTCTGAGAGCATGGGGTTTCTGTTAGCACTTTCTAGCGCTCTGTTAAGTTGAGAAAGGGCAAGCACAGGAACTTCGTACTCCATTGCAATTGCTTTTAATGAACGAGAAATGTGGCTTACCTCTTGCACTCGTGAGTCATGCCCAGGTGAAGAGAGTAACTGCAAGTAATCAATGACTACCAAACCAAGCTCTCCCTCAAGTCTTTGCTTAGCAATGAATGCACTGATTGACTGCATGGTGGCTTGGTTATCATCCTTGAATGTAATTGGCCATGATTGCATGGCTTGTACTTGCTTCTCAAGCTTTTGCTTATGTCCGGGTTGCAAGAATCCTTTGCTTGTTGGTTTTCGTACTCCACTAGCATTGGAAAGTAATCTACCACAACATTCTGAAGATGACATTTCCAAGCTTGCATAGCTTGCACGCAGGCCACGCTTTGCAGTCTCATAGGTCATTTGTATTGCAAGAGCAGACTTCCCTACTCCAGGGCGTGCAGCAAGCACATACAAACTACCTTTCTTGAATCCACCTCCAAGAATAGCATCAAGTTTGGGCAAGCCTGTACTAATTGCTTGTGTACCTCCTGCATCCACTTGGAGAAACTCTGCAAATGCTTCTTTACTTGCTGCACCACAACTTACCACGCCCTTTCTTTGACTGAGTGACTTTGCAATGGTGTTTACAAATGTCTGACTTATTTCTTCAGCAGGTTTGCTTGCTTTTAAATCATCATTGGCTTGATACAAAGCACGCTCCACGCATCTTGTATTACGATGGTTAATTAATTTCTCAATATATCTTTCAATGCTTCCACCACCATACTTCTCGCTAAGAAAAAGGATCTCATCTTTCAAGTCACCATGTTCAATGATTAAATCAATCTCGTTGCATGGAGATAGTCGCAAGCACGATTCAAATATCGTTCCACGATCCAAGCTAGAGAAGTCATCTTTGGTTAACGCTTCTCCAGCTTGTGCAGTTGCTACTCCACTCTCATCATGAAGCATGGAAGAGAGAACTGCTTGCTCTGCTAACTCGTAATCAATCATCAGGGTGTTTCATGGTAACATCGAAATTTAATCCATGAGTTGAAACAGAATTATCTACGACATTATCATAGCCTCCATCATTCAACCATGAGTTTGGATGTTTTGCATAATTTCCTTTCTCGTGAAAATGTTGATTGTATTTATCTGCAACTATCTTCGGATCTAGATTTTCAAGTGCATCCCAATTCTGTCTGATAGTCTTGACCACGCGTCTTGCAAATTGCTGGTTTTTACACACTTCCCAGAATGCTTGAAACCATGCATGAGTTTCCTCTTTTTGAGTTTCCTTTTTAGAGGGTGTTGTATTACAACACAATATATCTTTAGATATATTTATATTATCTACACACGCGTGTACGCGAGGATTGTAAGACGGGGGTATTACATTGGCATTTTGTAAAGTAGGTGCAATGAACTGTGAAATCGCTGCTTTTACGACCTCAGATTTATTCATTCCTGTAAGCTCACAAAAGGTCATTAATCTCGCATTTGCAATCTCGTTTAATCGGAATGATGTGGAGTAACTTTTTGCTTTTTCTTTTTCTTCTTCTGTCATGTTTTTATCCTCCAATTATTGCTATTAACCAGGCAAAAATCATCCATATCCAAGTGATGACTGCTGCGATAAACATGGCAGTAAATATTATTTTATTCATTATTTTATTAAGTGTTTGCATTGTGCGTGTTTGTATTTGTTTGTAGTATTTGATCTCGCATAAGTGTACGAGAGGAGTATTTTTTTATGGTTTCTACGGGTATCAAGTATGCCTTTTTTGGTTGGGTATCACCCTTGCCTGTAAAGATCCGCAGTGGTGGATTCTTCTCCACAATTAAGTCTTTTAACTTCCGTGGAGCTATAAATATAAACTCCGATTTTGTATCGAAGATCCACCAATCTGCGGTTGTTCCCATAAGCCCGGATGGCTTGCCATACATCTCGATTTCCACCACGAGGTTGCCAGAGTAATGCGCCTTCCAATCTTGTTTTACTTCATATCCTTCCTTGGTATTAGCCAAGAAAAAATCAAAGCCTGTGAACTTACCCGGTATTGCTATGGGCTTGTGTCCAAGAGATTGAAAGAACGCAATTAACTCCGCCTCTCGCAGCTTGCCAATATTAAGACTCGTGTCGAACTCACTCATGGACACTCACCTCTACCCACGTCTCTTCTTCCTTGTAGGTTTTGACTTTTTCCTGACTGACTTCGAGGGTGATCGCTTGAGGGTCATCTTCTGGTATAATGTCCGCAGCCCGGAGCGAATCGACAAGGTACTTGACTCCCCCAACCAAGTTGTCCGGGTCGCAGATCCTGACTCGCTTGCTGATAATGCGGACTCGATGGCGATCATCGCTTCCTTCTGCATTTCTCTCTTCTCTTTTACTCGCGCCCACCGATTCATACCTAGTAGTGTGTTCAAGGAAGGGGTTCGTTTCTTCACGCACAGTGTTATCTTTTCTCCCTTTTCCATTAGTTGGCATCTATGTTCTTTCCCACCAGGTTAATCTTTTCTGCCATGACGCGGTCACATTCAAGTAGGTCTTCAATCTTATTACAGGTGTGGGATATATTACTATGATTACGATCAAACACCTTGCCCAGCTCTTCCACCTTGTACCCTTGCTTCCGACTGTAGTAGATCGCACATTGGCGTGCCAATGATACATCCTGTGTGCGCTTCCTACTTTCAATCTCTGCTACACTCACGCCAATGGTGTCTGCACATATCTGCTTTATTTTATCCACATCAACCATGCAGTCACGGGTAGTCATAATAGTAATGTCAGGATCACTTACATTATTCATATCCTCGCCAGCAAGTGTTGCCACTAACTGTTTCATTGCTGCATGGAGCACCACAACCGCGCCATCAAAATTACCAGATGCCATGTGTTCTTCGGCATAGCCCAGCACTTTATCCATCTCACTTATTTTCAATCTATTAGCCATTCTGTTGAATCCCTTCCTTCGGTTTTTAACCATTTGTTAATTTCTCGTTTGTCCCATGCAAATCCACGCCCTCCTCTGCAAGTCATGCCATCAATGATGTAACATGTTAAACCTTCATCCTCATGAAATTGATCCAACGATGTTTGTGATTTGTATCCCATGAGTTTTAGTGCCTTCTTAGAGGTGATAAGGTATTTCTTTTTTCCTTGATTCCTACCCATCACGCTGACTTCTTTACGAATACCCCATCTACCATTCTGCCTGTCCGATGTTCAATATCCCGGTAAGCAGTTGTTAGGCAGTCACCCAAGGTTACATTATTTCGCTCGCAGATATTTATCATCACCACAAGCATGTCACCTATATCATCCTGTATGTCTTGTTCTTGGCATACTGAATCTGATAACTCACCCAACTCTTGCAGGAGCTTTAACACTTGTGACTTGTCATCCGATCCATCAATCAGATTTCTATCCCTGTGCCATTGTATTACTTTGTCTATAAGGTTATTCATTTATTCCTCCCCTCATTTTCCCAACGCAAAGCAGTAGAAAAATCAACCATGTCGATCAGTGATTTGTTCCCTATCTTCTGCCCTACCACTTGGTGCTTCTTAATTATCCTGTGGGCATAGCTCCTACTCACCCCAAACCTTTGTGCAAGTTGTGAAATCGATAAACGATTCTTTGCATATAATGTCCCAAGGTTTAGCGTTTTAACGTCATCACTATATCCAGGCCATATATCAGTCCGTAAGCATTCACCATATATCTTCATTGCTTCTAGTACTCGTGGGATCTCCTTCTCAATGTCTGCGTTTTCCAATGCATAGCAAGCAGTTGCAAATGGTGCAGTCTTCTCTACCACTAAGAATACAAACTGCTTAGGTCTTTCTCCCATAGCTCGCAATGCAGTCATGTAAAACGCTGCTTGGAACGCATAGCCAAATTGACGTACGCTTTTCGCAAATCCTTTCTCACTTGCATCTAATGTAGTTTTAAGATCAAGCACCATTCCATTCTCGCTATTGTACAGATCAGGACGCACCTTGCAGGCCGTGCCTTCGACCTCGAAGAATCCTGTATGTTCAACCTTACTTGCCGGGTGATATAGCATTTCCATTAACAATGGATGTTCTCGTGCTGATCCAGCTACATCCATGCACATATTATAGTCAGCAGGTGGCAACCAACGCTTATTTGGTTCTGCTTCTTCCATTAATTCAAATGCTTCTTTGTACGCTTTTGTTCTGCTTGAATTACCATCAATCTCTAGTGGCTTGCATCCAAACTCAATGTCTGTAAGTGCAGGCTCAAGTGTAGCAGTATGTACTAAGCTACCATTTAATAATGCTGGTGTGCTTGGCGTGGGGAACTGCATCGAATGCTTCACCTTTGCCGGGCAAGAGCCGAGCAATTGTCTTGCTCGACTCGAACCCAACGCAGTATCCGAATGATATTCCTCGTTACTTATGTTAGGACGTAACATCAGAATGGCGCTCCGTCTTCATCCACTTCAGCAGCAGGTGGTGTAAACTCTGCAAAAGGATCTCCACCATCAAATAATGCCGGAAGGTTTATCCTCTTTAACTCTGCCTTGGCAATCGCACGAATGTCCTCGTCCATCTTCTTGATAGGCTTCGGATTCATTGCATAGGTTGTATCCAATCCCTCGCCATTTCGTACCACACTAATGTCATACTTCCGGCAGTCTCCCCAATCTTCATCCTGTGCAAGCTGCAATAATTCTGCTTGTAGTTTGATCTGTGTAAGCTCCAAGATTTGCACCTTACTTTCGTTATAGTTGTAAACCACGAACGCATAAAAGTTGCGTGGCTTGTCTGCGAATTGCATTGGCGCTTGTGTACCTTCAGCCCATCTCACCGGACGTTTCTTGCCATCCTCTTCTGTCCATCCCAGCGTTCCATGAATAAAGCCTGGAGTAGGCTTGTCATCTGATGCTCCAATGATACGAAACTTATTTTCGCCTTGCGTGAATCTCAAGTAGTTTCCACTACCACCACCACCCTCCGAAGGTGCTTTTATATTATTAGGTAAGAATCCCATATTTTATTTATTTACTATTTTTGCGTGTTATGTATTGACAAGTAGCCTTATGTGTCTTTCTGTGTGTTTTATGCCACAAAAACCCAATCTCACTAAGCCCGTATCGATACGTTTAAGTCCGTCCGTACGGAAAATTGTCAAATCCCTCTCTGAAGATACTGGTCTTCTTCAAGCCCAAGTGTATGACTTGATCCTTCGGGCAGGCACGGAAGCGATTGCAAAGAATAATATGCAGTTCCAGATGCCTCTTCACTTTGAGTTGAAGAAGTAAGGTTATTTAATTGTTCTATTAAGTCTGCAATGCAGACTGTACTAGGGCGGTCGCAGAAGATTTCTACTGTGCCGTCCTTTTTTTGTGCCATCTCAATTCCGTTAAATACTATTGTGTAATTAGGTGTAGTCATTTGTAGTTATTAATTATCGTTTTTTACCGCCATTTTAAATTAGAAGTTTAAATTAGGATGCCTTTAACTGAGGCAATCCTGAGTAGATCCTGTCCGTGATCTTTGTATCTGCGTGACCCAACGCTTTACTCGCTGCATAGATCCCATCACTACGCATGATGCGATGTCCACAGTACTTACGAAGTAAATGTATTCTGTAAGTCTCCTTCACTGCACACTCGTTCTTTAAGAATGAGTTGAATATTTCTCGAAGGAAGTATCCAGGTGCGTCTAATACCAATGCATCGGATGCTGCACTACCACGAAGGTCTTGGATTAAATCCCAATAGGTTGGGTCAGTTGGCCTGTCCTCAAAGTCTGTGGGCTTTGCACGCTTGATGGACTTAGGTTGCCATACCCGGATAACTTTATTGCCATCTAGCGTTGAATAAAAATCACTCCACTTGATCCGCTTCATTTCGGATCTACGTAAACCAAGTCCATACCCAAGCAAGAATGCCATGTAGATACTTGGTTGCTTAAATCGAACTTCCTCGCACCTTGCAATGATGCGATCAATCGCATCCGTGGGGATGAATGCCTTCACCCCAATTGGTGCAACCCGGTGTGCAGTCCAATTGCTAAAGAAGCGAGCTTCGATACCCACGCTCACATAGTACTCGCACATGTTCCTAGAAAATAAACTCTTCGCACGGCGCAAGCGTTCCTTATGCTCCGGAAATACCTGTGCGTAGTGCGCAGGCAATGTTAAATTATACTTCGGATGTGTGCCACCCAAGTACCGGGTATCCATATCCTCATTCATTTCCAAGTCTTTCAAAACCAAACGAAATATTCCAGCACATGCCTTCATCGTTTTGTACGAAGGTGGTGTAAAATTCACTGCCTTGCAGTCAAGATAGTTATAGATTAGTTCACTTATCTGCACAACTCGCAACGGAGGCGCTACGAAGTCTAACTGTATGGGAGTATTAGTCATTCTTGTAATGGGTAATTTTGGGGAACGTTGTTCTACGGGGCGACTTGGCGTTTGTAAAGCTTGATTATTCATAAGGTTATTTTTGTATAGTATTTTACTTTAGTTGTTGTTTTTTACCATTACTACCTAAAGGTTTGTGTGCTTCCTCTTGCGAGTGACGAACAGTCCCCTTTAAACAGTGATGTATTCCGTAGACGATATGAGCAGTAAAGGACAATAAATTGAGTGTCAACCCCCCTTTTACTTTTCCTTAATAAAAATGCTTAGTGCAAAAAAAAGCCACCCTTTCGAGTGGCTTGCGCTGATGTCCCCACCAGCATACTAAAAGGGATACTACACCCTTGAAGATTAAATATTACTTGGAGTTGTTTGTTTTGTCAAGTCTACGGGAACATTGCTTGTGGGTTTTCTTTTTCTTGAAACCTACCTCTACGCTTTAAGAAATAATCCATCTTCTTGTCTTCGTATTGCTTCATTATTCTCGCTCTCTGCCCATCATCAACACCAATTAAAGATTGTACCTGGTCAAGCATGTATGGGCCAATATCTGAGTTTGGCTTGCGTGCAGCTTCTTCGTACAAGTCCATGATTTGCAACTTGTTTTTACCTGCTCTTGCAAGCTGCATTGTTTCTTGCATTAGTGCTTGTGTATTAGCTTCTGGGTCTTCTATTTGATACTGATCGTCAGGTGATAATAAACCTTTACTAGCGAGCAAATATTTAATTCTACGCTGAGAATTACTTCTTGCAGTTGCAGATGTAGGTTTCTCAAGTAATGCTTTCATAAAAACAGGATCTAGCATTGCTTCAGTTAAGATTTCACGTAGTTTTAAAGTCGGCATTTTATCAAGAAATTTCCTACCTGCTTGAGAACCTATATGGGCAACAATGAGACTAGGTGCGCCTCCTGCTAAAATACTTTGTGAAGCTAATGTAGCACCAGCAAGTCTACCTACGATGTCAACAAAAGCGTCTGTTCCGAGACCTTCAGAGATTGATTTTAATTCTTCACCACTTGCTCTTTGCATAAGTGATTCCTCAAACTCTTTAGCTCGATTTGCCATTGCTTTGATCGAATCCATTTCTTTCTTCGTGAGCAATTTACTAGAAACTAAATCTTGTTCTAATGTACGCTTGCCTTGCTTTTGTGATAAACTTTCAAGCAACTTGTTACCACTCAAGTAACTTGATTTGCCATATTTTATGGTGCTTTGTTTTATTAAGTTTTCTACAACAGATTGCTGGATACCTTCTAATGCTCTATTTGGATCTGAATGTTTTCTTGCAAGATTTACAGAGTGTTTAAGATCAGTATTTCTTTTTTCACTTCCACTTAAAATATTTCCTATAAAATCATCAACTCGGCCAGTTTTTAAAACTCTACCTGCTAATGACTTAGTTTCAAAATTGTTTTTTAGCTTTTTAGTAGACTGCTCTAGTCTCTTGACTAAATGAGCTTGTACTTCTGGTTTCCTTAAATCGTCAAATATACCTAAATCTTTAAGACCTTTTTCATGTGTGTTTAAAAAAGTTCCAAGTTTTGTAAGATCAACTGTTGAACCATCCACTATAGTTTCATTTGCCATTGCATAGTAAAACCTAGCAAGTGGATCACGCATGTCTTTTTGATATACTCCCTTTGCACCTGCTTGCATGATGTCATCAAATGATTGGTAAACTTTTTGTTGTTTACCTTTTAAAAGAGTATCAAGGACAAGGTCTGGTTTCTTTAAATTACTTTGTAATCCCTTTGACCACATTTGCTGCACAGGTGGTAGATATAAAAACTCATAACGATTTCTAGTTGCAGCAGATGCTAAATCTAATTGAGTCCCAGACCCTGCACCTCTCAAATCGTCAACTATTGATGTTTCTAAATCATGCAACCTACGTGCTAAATCACGATTTGGATTATCTCCTTTCATTGCAGCCCTTATTTGACTGCTGATTTCTGATCTAGCTTTTAATAAATCATCGGACTGTAAGGATACTGAGGTATTGCCTGTCTTTTTTGTAAGTTTACGTAATCCATCTGTTAAACTTATACCAACCATTCCTTCTGGTTCAGATGCAATTTTTAATAAAGATGCTTCAGTTTCTGTTGGAGTAACTCGTAATGTGCGATCTACTCGATTCCATAATTGATTTTCTGTAGTCCTTAAATCTGTATGGGTATCATCAAATATCTTTTTGATTTGCCTAGCAGTTTTTT